TGAAAACCGTTATGATGCTGGCGCCGTTTAAGGGGATGCGGACGAGTAAGGTGTGGAGAGATCAGTTGTGAAAAAAAGATGAAAAAGGCTCTCACAGAGGACACAGAGGACACAGAGAAAAGATTTATAAATAAAAAAACTCTGTGATCTCTGTGGGCTCTGCCTGCCCCGTAGCTCCGGGAGATGGTACCGGGGTGAGAGAAAATCTTTTAAACTTTGCGCCAGCCTGGAGAGCTGAAATTATGGAGAAGAGTATCGGGCAGTTGGTGGATGATCTAAGTATCGCTAATATCAAGATCTGGCATTTGCAGGACAGGGTGTCGGCAGGGGATGATGATAAAAAGGTCGCGGAAGCGGCCAGGCAGATTATCGTGGAGAACACGTACCGGTGCAACCTGGTCCGGGCTATTGATCAGGCCCTGGGGCAGGAGGCGTCATACAGTGAGGTGAAACTGTTTCACTGTATGACCAATAACAAATAACTAATATCCACTATCCAGTAACCAGTATCCAGCATCCAGCATCCAGTAACCAGTAACCAGTATCCAGTAACCAGCATCCAGTATCCAGTAACCAGTAACCAGTACCCGGAGGCTGACATGGTCTGTAATAAGGTGTTTGAGGATAAGGATTATGAGGGCTACGTGGATATTGTGGCCAGGTTGAAGGCTACGGCCCGGGGTCTTGATGCGGACGGGATAAAAGGTGTCCCGACCGGCGGGGTCCGGTTGTGGGAGTGCGCCCACGTGGCGGGCTGTATCCGGCCCAAGCGGGGGGATGTGGTGCTGGATATCGGGAGTCACAGAGGCCTGCTCCCCTTCTATCTGAGGGAGTTGGGATGTATCGCTCACGCTATTGATCCCGATCCGCCCGATCAGGAGTTTCTGGACTATGCGTCGAATCAGCGGTGGATTGTCTATAGGGAGGCCGACATATACGCGATCCCGTATCCGGACAGGTGTTTTGATGCGGTCACATCCATCTGCGTGTTGGAGCATCTGGTGGAGGACTGCGCCGAGGACGAGTTTGTAGACCGGATTGCCGAGGCCGTCCGGGAGGTTATGCGGGTCCTGAAACCGGGGAGGGTGTTTGCCAGTACCGTTGATTTTTACGTAAAGGGGTTTAACACATTCCGCACCTTTCACCGGGACCTGCTGTACGAGATAGTGGAGGCCGTGGCCGATGTGGCCGTACCGGTCGGGGATCTGGATTACGACATCCCGGACCCCTGGGCCTATTACATCGAAAACAGCACAGTGTACGCCGCAGACGACCCGCGCCGGCACGAACATATCGAGAAATTGAAACAAAAGATACTACCCGACAACCTGTTTACCTGCGCGGCCCTGGTGTTGAGGAAGATGGTATGACCTTACGATGGGATCTATTATTACCGACAAAGACAACCCTGATCAGGGAACGTGATCCAACTATCGCGGACGCTGACTATGATTACGCTGTTATTTGGGTGAACAAGCTGACTAACAGCGCATGGCTGTTGAAGGACAGTACCATGCAAGTCCTTCCGCCTACGACCGGGACTGTGGTTGATGTTGCCACGGCTCCAACCATAAGCATGACGGAGTTAGAGACAACGGTGGATAACCTTCAGAAGGAAATAGACGATGAAATGATGCGTAAGTCGGTTTATGACGCAGATGAAAGTGACATCGTAGATGAGGCGGAAGCTGTTGATGGCGGGAGTTTCTGAGATAGTTATTGGTTATTAGTTATTAGGGAAAGGCCCAAATAACGAATAAATAAAGCAAAAGGAGAATAAATCATGGCAAATACAATTCAAGTAAAACGTGGAGCGTTCGCCTCTCTGCCGACACTGGCAGCGGGAGAGTTCGGTTTCAGTACTGACACCAAACAGATCCATATTGGTGATGGAGCGGCAAATCACGAAGTTTTGATGCATGCCCTGTTTGACGCGCAGTCTCTGTTGGCAGCGGTTACGGATGACACCCCTGTCGCGGTTACGGTGGCGGAACAGAGAATCGTCGGTCGTAAGACGGCCGGAGACATCGCCGCCCTTACAGGCGCGGAGATTATGGCAATTTTATCCGGTCAGGCCGGCGCTGATTTTGCGATAAATACTCATAAGATTACGGGGGTTGTGGACCCTACGGCCGATCAAGACGTGGCAACCAAGAATTATGTTGATGCTACATTGAGCGGCCTCGATCTTCATGCTTCGTGTAAATTGGCCACGGCCGCGGCATTGCCTGCATGTACTGCGGCGGGGTCGGGAGTGGGGAAAACGCTGACGGCAGATGCGGTGGGTATTTTGACGGTTGATGGAGTAGCCACTGTTCTCAACGATCGAATTCTGGTTAAAGACCAGGTCACGGGCGCTGATAACGGTATTTACAAGGTCACGACCGAGGGAACGGCGGGCGTTGCTTTTATCCTAACCAGGGCAACGGACTTTGATGCAGATGCAGAGGTGACCGCCGGGGCTTTTACTTTCATCGAGCAGGGTACGGCTAACGGTGATGAGGGCTGGATTCTTACCACGAATGATACCATTACGGTTGATACAACCGCTCTTACCTTTACGCAGTTCTCAAGCGCGGCGGCTCCCGTGGCAGATTTTGTCGGGTTGAGCGATACACCAGCGAGTTATAGCGGTGAAAGCTTGAAGATAACCCGCGTTAATGCTGGTGAAACAGCGCTTGAGTTTGTGGCTTTTGCAGCCACTTATTTAGAAGCATCTCCGAGCAATGGAGAAACAGGAAAGGCGCCTAACAGTGACTGGGCTTTTGACCACGATGCGGCAACCACCGGAGTCCATGGCGCAGGAGCAAATACGCTGCTGCACAGTGGGAGTACGATTGACGGCGGGGCCTTTGCATAAGTGTGCTGGATGCAGGATGGACGATGCAGGATGGACGATGCAGGACTCCAGTATCCAGCATCCAGTATCCAGGAATCAGTAAGGAGCGATACAATTATGGACGACGCAACGATTACACAGGAAGAACCCTTGATCAAGGAGCGGTTTCCCTCGGTTGTAGACACTGACGACCTGATATTTGAATTAGGGAAACAGGCAGTCAAGGCGATCAATTATGAAAAGCTGTTAGATAGTATGCTAAAAAAAACACAGGCCTTGAGTGCAGCGACATCTGACGTCACTCAGGCGAGGTCGGAGATGGAGGCCGAGAAACAGGAGCTCCAGAAATCTAATGCCCTTTACCAGGAGAATAATCGCCGGTTGGATGCTGCGCTGGTTAAGGTCAGAAATGATAAAGCCGTGCTCGAAGACTTAATCCCTGCAAAGGATAAAGAAATAGAGACATTGAATAATGTGATCCGCGAAAAAGATACTTTAATCGGCGAATTAACAGAGAAGGTCAAACTTGGCAAACACAATACAGGTAAAAAGAGGCGCAAACGCGTCACTCCCGACGCTTAACGCCGGCGAATTCGGGTTCAGCACGGACACTAAGCAGATCTATATTGGTGATGGGGCCGCGAATCACGAACTGGGCACAGTATCCCATCATGTCCCTATTGCTTCGTCAGGGGACTTCACGATCCCCACGGGCCGCAGCTTCATCGGCGGGGATGAATATAGCGTGGAAGGAACTGATATTTTAGAGATTCAGGGAACGGGCATGATGATACTCGTAGGATAAGGAGCAACTATGTCAAGGATAATATTAGAAGAACAAGCCGCGCCGGGTACACCATCAACCGACAAAATAGCTATTTACCCGAAAGCAGGTGGGGGGATATATAAAAAGGATGATGCAGGGGTAGAGGTGCGGCTGGATAGCGGTAATATGGTTTCCGAATCGGTGGCTGATGATGCAGAGATCGTGCTGACTACAGCCGTTTCCGGCTGGGGACAAGCGATGGCCGGGGATAACGAGGAATATATTGAATTTCGGTTTACCGCAGCGGGAGTCGTAACGGTGATATCTAACTCGGCCAACGCGGTCGGGGCGGATACGGACGGCAACCTTTGCGTGTATGATGCGGGTACAGGGATAGCAATCAAAAATAGATTAGGGGCAACAAAAACAATCAGATACGTTGTGAATTACTCATGATAAGGGAGGTTGAAAAAATGCGAGGATACCCAAAACATATTGCGAACAAGCAAGATTTTGACAATCTACTGGATATGCCGGAATACGAAACGCAGGCATTGGCGGACCTGAAACGATTACAGGTGATTGATGACGCTAAAGTAATCAGAGTTGTCTCAGGTTCGGAAGAAGACAAAAATCTCGTCACGGAAGAAATAGACAATCCGAATCCGGTGTGGAAACAGAAAGGATTTGCAACTAAAAAAGCTGTGGATGATCTGGTGACGGAGAAGGAGGTGGTGACAGATGGCAAATAGACTGATAACACAGATTGAATCGCAGAACGCCCTACTCGGGGCTGTTGTAGCGAACTTCATGCTGAACAAGCTGGATCGGATCATCGAATATAAAGATGCTGACGAGGTCACGGTCAAGGGGGCGAATCGAATCCCCTTACTGATTAATGACAAGTGGTTTTACATCGATACAGACACGGATCTGGACACCGGGGCGGATCTGGACACCGGGGCTGTTGCGGCGGGGACGGATTATTATGTGTATGCGTGTGACAATTCAGGGTCTCTGGTCTTTCTCATTTCAGCGGCCAGCACCTATCCAAGCGGTTATAATGCCAACACGAGCCGTAAGATCGGTGGGTTTCATACGATCTGTGCTGCGGCTGGGACGATTGGCGGGCATACACTGACCGACCATCCTGCAAACGGGATATTGCCACAATCGGTCTGGGACCTGAAACACCGGGCCAGGTGCGGAAGCAATGCGGGTATGGTCTGGAGTGAGGAAGCTCAGGTCTGGGTGGACATCTATCTGGCAAGCGGAACAGGGGCTTCTACTGTGAGTGTCAATGGCGGAACGATTTCAGACACCCGTAACTGGATGGATTTCGTGGATGATTACGGGGCCGTTGGAAAGCGAATGCTGAGAGATCCAGAGTTTCAGTTGATCGCTGGCGGAAGCAATGAGGAAACCAATATTAATGGTGACTCTGATCCCGTAACCACGGGTGGGCATTCTGATAGCGCATCTCGCCGGATGATCAGCAATATCGGCTGTGAGGACTGTTGTGGGGCTCTGTATCAGTGGTTGGTCACTCCAGCTGCAAGGCTTGATGATGGAACTCATGCTGGAGACTGGGTCGACCTTGATGGAGCTAAGGGGT